GGTTTAGCCATTACTTTTTCTTCCCGCCACCTTTGTGACCCTTTTTACCACAAGCCATTAGAATACTCCAGGAATAATTTGTCCAGTCAAAGCATAAGCACCAATAGCAGCAACAAAGCCAAGCATAGCCAGGCGACCGTTCAGCTGTTCAGCACGTTCGTTATGGGGGATACCGTAAGGATGATCAGTCATAATAATAGGTGGTTCTTTAGCCCAGATGTTTGTGTCGTTCATTAGAATTCAATGTCAGAGCGTTCCAGTTTACTAATAACATCCTGACGATAAGCAGGATCATTATCGTAACGTGGATCACTCATAGCTTGTACAAGTTCAGCTTGGCTGCGGAATACAGCGCCGCCTGAATCTTTACCACGACCAGTCAGCAGCTGTCCATCATTACCTACAGCTTCAGAGTATTTAGCGTTCAGAGCTTGTACAGCAAAGAAGATAGCATTAGGATCTCCCTTACCCATAACAGAATCGTACATTGCAATCTCTTGTTTGGTAAGGTTTTGTCCAGCCCAAGAAATCATTGATTGGTAAGCTTTCTCACCACCAACCATCTTCATCAACTCATTAGCTTGAGCCTCAGTAAGAACTTCTTGAGTAGGCTCTTCCTCTTCTTCTGATTCTTCTACTTCTTCACCGGCTTCGGCTTCTTCGTCCCCTTCTTCGTTCCGTACATCTTCTCGTGGTTCTCCTAGTTTCTTTTGAAGTTCAAGATAAGCTTGTTCAAGAGATTGTGTATCCTTGAATTTACCAGCAAGCAGTGATTGTTGTTCTGCTTCATTAGCCTCAGCAATAGCCAAGGACTCCTGCTCATCTGCATTCAATGCAGGCTGGTCTGCAGGAGTTTCATTCATCGTAAGTGTTTCGCTCATTCAACTGGTGGAGGTGGTAGTGGTGATTGTTCAGCTTCTTGCTGCATCATTTGCATAGCAGCTTGCTCACGTTTCTGTTCAACAGAAGCTAGCTGTCCAGCTTGTTGAGTCATCATCATCTGCTCTTGCTGTTGCATGGCAGCTTGCTGCTCTTGCTGTAGCTCCTGCATACTCTTCACAAGGTTCAAGACATCAATACCTTGAGAGGCAGCAAGACGCTTGATAACTTCTTCAGGGTTGATGTAGGTTTGAAGAGCTTCAGGACCCATTGTTTGTGCAATGACAGTAAGGAATTGTCCAAGACTTTCACGATCTTGTCCACGTCCTAGGGCATTGATACCTGCAACAATGGTTGGTTTAACGATGCCACCTTTAGGAAGACGAGGAATCTCTCCAGTCTTCTGGGCAACATTAAGTTTACGGTTGAGATAAGGAACCAAGAACTCAACAGTCAACAGGGAGAATAAACCACCGAGTTGTTGTTCAAGTTCAAGTTGAGTCATCCTGACTTCTTCAGCTGTAGTGCGTTCACTATTCCTTACATTAAGGATTAGGAATGCTTCACTGAGTCGTTGAGACAACGTACCTACCATTTGGTAAGCAGTTTGGAAGTCAGCTGTCTTGCCTACTTGTACCACACCAATGTCATCAGGACGACCTTGGATAATAGCACCGTTACCTGCCTTAGCAAGGGTAGCGGGTTTAGTGGTACTGGAGGGGCTGACAGTGAATACCACCTTAGCAGCTGCTGCGCTCCCTTCAACCAGGGCTTGTGACAGTGCTTCAAGTGACTTGAGATCACCGATGAATTCCTCTACCCGTCCACGTCCATACACTTCACCATCAACATGGTTGAAGCGGAGGACTAACCAAGGGTTAGCATCAACAGGTGCTTTACCCATTGACCTAGGAAGAATCTTATCATCAACTTCCTGGTGCCAGATCCAACGGTTGTTGTCTAAGGTGACGTGGGTATAAATATCACATTCATCATCATGGCGAGATGAATTGTCAGAAGGTGTATTGGGTTTAGGATATTCGTATTCGGGATAATATTTTTTGAGTAATTTTTTCGAGATTGTTTCTTTTGTTACTATCTCAATAACATTACCGTTACCATCTCTATCTACCACGTAGCGGTTCAAAGGATAAAGCTTAAGCCCATCCTTACCCATGAAGATAAGAGCATTACCAGCGACAACAAGATGCTTCAATGCTTGGTGAACAACAACACGATCACTAGAAGCAGCAATAGCTTCCATGATTGTACGTTCAATCTTAGCAAAGGACAAGTCAAGTTCGGATCGGATCTCTGGTCCTAGTTCCTGAGGCAAATTAATATCATTCACCTGTAGCTTAAAGAAACTGGTTTGAGGAGGTAGTAGAGCTAGCATCAACTTAGATGCCAGAGTAACTACACCCTTCGCCCCAACGCTTTGCCACGGGGTTGTGAGTTTAAGTGAACCTTTGGTGTACACCTCATCTTCACGGATAAGGTATGGTAGAGTAAGATCTGCTGCTTGTCTGGCAGTGTTGAGAAACTGGGAACGGTCTGAAGACAATCTATCGTAACGAGATTTAGCTGTCATTAGACGTTCAAGATTTGGGGCATTATAAAGGGTAAACCACCTAAATTCGCTGCAGGCTTAGGCTTAGCCTTGTACTTAAAGGCTTGAGTTCCAGCAGTTTGAGGTGCTTGCGTAGCAGGAGCAATTTGTAGATTCGGAGTCAGGGCAGCCTTAGCTTTATTGGCTTCTGAAATTTTTAGTGCAGCCGCTGCTTCTTCTTGAGCAGCCTTTTTAGCAGCTGCTTCGTCCTCCATCATCTTCGTGTAGTTCTCTATCATTTGCTGAGCAGCACTCTTGTCAGCCTTTGCTTGATCAGCAATTTTCATAGTTTCAGCTAGAGAAGCTGCAACTTGTTTGGATTGATCATCGAAGATTTTTTTGGTTGCTGCTTTAGCCGCGGCAACTGGCTCTTTATAAATGTAAAAGGGGGAGGTGCCTGCAACCTGTTGCTTCTTTTGCCCCTTAAAATATCCAAATACGGGTTTAGTGCCTTTATATTTGTACTGTAAATCTAGACCTTCAATAGGGGCGGCGGTTTTAATATAACCTGACTTTAGTTTACCGCCTTTAAAATATTTTGATGGAAGTTCAGCCATTAGTTTTCCTCCATATAATTAATGACCCACTCAACGACACTACGCTGACCGGATCGGTACATGATTTTTTCCATTGTATCTTCAGGTGTAGGGTTGGTAGGTGGAAACGTTTCATCCAACTTAGCAAGCATGGCTGTTGCAGTCATGCCCTTAACATCTAAGAGATCAAGCGTATTGAGGGAGGTTTGGGTTTGCATGTTCAAAGAACGCAGGCATACGTGCCCGACGTGTGTCGGAAAGTTCAGGTGCTTTCCCCTGATACATTAGACTATCGCTGGAATCCAGCCAAAATTTTTTGTCCAAATATTTATTGGAAGTATTTTTACCTAGTGGTTCTAGTACCCAGTTAATTGTTGCCTTCCTGAGCTTATCCAAAGAAGGACTCCAATTGAGACTAAGCTCACGACATACCAGGCTATTCGTTGCAACATGGACTTGTTCATCACGTGAAATGTCTGCACTTACTGTTCGGAGACCAGCATCACCGTTAAATCGGAAGAATGGGAGGAGCACAAAGAAAATTGCACGCTCGGCAACAAGTGCTTTGAGGAGCGTGTGATCTGGATGAGCAATCCAGGCGTCCCGAAGACGCTTCGCTTCGGCTTCAGCTTTTTCATCAACGCCGATAGCGTTGGCGATGTAACCGAGTGCAAGATCGTGGTTCTCTTCGTCCTTGATATTGGATTGAAGGAGATCCCTTGCCATTTGTGGAACTTCATTATTCAGTGCATCATGGATAAAATCACCTACTGGTAGTTCCATATGGCGGATAGCCAAGGCACGGTAGATAGTTTCCTCCGCGCCATCAGCTAGTTTACCAGCAGTTGTTTGGACAGGTGTCCAGGTACGTTTACGATTAAGTAGTTTTTGATAGGGGTTCATTCGCCGCAATTACAATCAGGAGCAGGATCATTTAGAATAGACTCCAGGTAATCATCGACCTCTGACTCATCCAATGCAGCGTATGCACTAGTCTTGTCTTGAGTATCACCCATTACCTGAAGCGAATAATAAAGGGAGGTCTGCGGGGATTGCAGCCACTCTTCGATAAACGCTTCATCATAGGTGATCACATCAGACCAACTATTGAAGCTATAACCGTGAAGAAGTCCCGTTGAGTCTAGCATACGCATGATGCCATCAACGACTCGTCTGTAAGATTCCCAGCCAACTTCCGACGCGATTTCAACATCACCATAGTCGTAGCTCTGGACGCCAAAGGTGCCGCTATCACGGTCCACTTGACGGGCAATGGGAGGGGCAATCTCAGGGGTGGTGGTGAACCCTTCGAGATCCTTATAGCGGTAGCTGCAGGAGGCCGTAGGAGCGATGGCAAAGGCACGTTCCATACGATTAGCCTTGGCTACCTCAGCAGCGGCTTGTACGCCCGCCTGGAGCTCTTTGGCGATGACATAGCCAGGAGTAGCAGGGTAGGGGCGACCACTGTTCAAAGCATCAAGGGCGTAGCCAAAGTCATTATAGGTTACACCGTGGAGTCGGAGAAGGTTGGCAAGTCCCAACATTCCGAGACCGACTTGGCGATCAGTCTCTGAAGGGAGGTACTCTCCGCTTTCTCCAACATTTGTTTTGCCGTGTAGTGCACACAGTTCGGACATTCCTTGGACAAACGCACCTCGAATGTCATCGAGTTCGCATCCGCCGAGGTTAACATGTTGAAGTAGACAGGTCCCTCTACTGGGGAGGTATACTTCCAGGCAAACGTTACCCC